TCTCCATATCTTTAGCATATTTCATCGAATCAACTTGGAATTCTAAATAATCTAATTGATCTTCAGCTATTTCAACTTTATTATATTCTTTAAATAACTTACCGTTTAACGGGTGAAGATCTAAGAATTTTATTAAGTTTTGTAGTTTGCCTTCTACGTGTAATTTACCATTTCTAAAAGCAATATGTCCTAAAGTTGCTACCCCTCTTTGTTCATCAACAAATGGTGATTTTTGATTAGTAGCATATCTTAATTCTCTATTGTGCCCTTTTTCTTCGTCAAAATAAAGTAAAGGGTTTTTTCTAGTATGTCTAGATGGTATTTTATTTATAATAGGTGTATTATTGCCTTGCAATTCATACAACTTGTCTTTGAATTTGTTCATAATATAATATAATTAAAAAGTTTAAAAAATAAGAGTAACAATTACCCCCGTAATTTTTACGAGGGTAACCATTACAATAATAGTAATCAGTAATTAAGCTTTGAATAACACAAAGTTGTTTGCTGCTTGAACGCATAAACATCTTTCTGATAAAAAGTTAACTACCATTTCATCAGCATCTGACGTGTAATTTCCACCTACAGATCCAGTGATCCAAGATTTCATTTTTCTGTCATCAGCTTCAGAAGATCTGTATCTAACGTGTAAGAAAGGTCTAGAGATATTTTTACCCATAGACTGATCGTATACAGTAGATGTACCAGCAGGTACTAACATTCCTTGAATATCAACTAAGTTTCCTCTAGTAGTTGAATCATTTAAGTATTTCCAGTCAGATTTGTAGAAGTCATAAGAACCTCTTCTGAAACCAGAGAAACCTAAATTTAATGCCATATCTTCCGCGTTGTTGAATACTCCATAAGAAGCACCACCAGCAACGTGAGCGTTTACAGACGCTAGCATATTATCAATTTCTAAAGAAGTGTTTCTATCTAAGAACATCATGTTCTCTTCAATAGCACCTTGCTTGTCTAATTCTTGAAGAATTGAATCAAATTCACTTAAACCAGATTGTGCAACGTATGAACTAGCAGAACCAGCACCACCATCAGCAGCAGCATAGTTAAGTTGTACGTCAAAATCAGTTCCAGTAAATACTAATCCTCTAGAGTTGATAGCTGCAAAAAGACCTTCAGTACCTTGAACATCAGAGATTGCAGATGTAGCAGCAACCTGCTCAGCTTCAATCATAGACATTTCTAGGTAGTCTTCAAATCTTAATCTAGCTTCATGCTCAGATTTTAAATACCATAAGTATCCAGAAGCACCGTTTTCAGAAGTAACTTCAACCCAACCGATCTGTGCAGTGTCAGAACCATTAACTTGGTATCTGTCTCTTAAGATGATTGGTCTGTTAGAAAACTGAGTAAATCCAGCATCTATACTTCCAACGATTCCTGAAGATCCTTTTGGATATTCATTACCGTATACAAAAATCTTAACATCATCTAAATTTGAAAACAAAGTGTCATTAGATAAGTTTGCTTGTGTATAAGGTTGTACAGTAATTTGAATACCATTAGCATTAACTTCGCTAACTCTACACTTTAACGTATTGTTAAGTCTAGCAGTTTCGTTGTTAACAAGAATAATAGTATCAAATTTTTGAATCAAGTGACCAGTAGGTACTGTAATAGTATTAGCAGCAGCACCGATTATCTGTACCGTGTTTGCTCCAGATTCTAATGAATCATATGCGATGTGTAATCTTCCTTGTTCAGACCAAATAACTTGATCAGAAGCAAGAGGCATTTCAGCTCCTACCATTTTTAAGAAGCCAGATACAGTTCTTTTTCCGTATCTTTCTACTTCTTTTTCATAAATTTCTGGTAAAAATTGTTGTGCGAATGTACCACCACCTGATGCAGAGTCGAAGCTCAAATAATTGTCTCCCCAAAGTGATTGGGTTGGACGAGGTGTCAAGTGCTGTAATTCAGCGCCTTGAGCGGGGTTAATAAAAGCCATAATTTTTAAATTTTAAATTATTAATGAAAGTTTAACTTATTTTATTGGCATTTCGGCCGATCTTTACTTTGAAGTCGTTAGATGAATTTCCACTAACAGCTCTAACTTTCATACCACCAGATTGAATAACATTTCCATGCGTTTGATTAGGTGACATATCAACATTTTTTGCTTTAGCCATACTATCCTTGATAGCATCTGCTTTGCCTTGTTGATAGAAGTGATTAGCTACAAGATCTGGATTCATTGCGGTGAATAATGATTTGTGATAACCCTTAGCATCTTTCATTGCAAAAGTTTGACTGTCAGTAAACTTATTGACAAAATTTCCAATGTCCGATTGAGTTTCTTTAACCTTATCCGCCTCTTTGATATTAAGTCTAAATCTTTTTTCACCAACTTTATATTCAAAACCTTTGAATTCATTAGTGAAAACGTCATTTGTCTTCTTATTGAAGATTGACTTATTTTTCTCAGTAATCTTAGCTTCTTCATTGTATCGATTAAAGAAGTCTACAGCTTTCTTTTGTTCAGGCGCTAACCTGTTTCCAGCTTTGACTTCAGCATAATATTTAGACTTTAAGCCGTCTAAGTGGCTTTTGGCATTCGCAACTTGCTCTTTTAATGCCAGTTTTTTTCTTTTAATATCTTTTGGGTCGTCAATTTCTTCGTCAAAAGAATATAAATCTTCCATAACGAATACCCTTTCATCATCTGTTAGATGAGGTTTTGTTTGTTTAAAGAACTCATGTAGCAGTTCGTGATCACTTAGATTATCATACTCTTGATTTAATTTTACATAATCATTTAGTGTACCGCCTGTTTCATTCATAAACTCAACTACCTTTTTTATATTCTCTGGTAGTGGTTCTCCGGTCTCTTGAGCTTCAGCAACAGCTTCTTCAACTGCTTCTTGAACTTCTTCAACTTTTTCTTCAACCTCTATTTCAGTTATTTCTTCAACAACTGGGGTTTCTTCAACGACCTCTTCTTTAACCTCTTCAACAACCTCTTTAACAGGTTCTTCCTTAGGTTCTTCTTTAGGTTCTTCTTTAGAAAAATCTACTTTAGCAATATCTTTTGATTCTTCTTGCTTTTTAGTATATTTATCTAAATCAACTTTAATAGTACCGTCATCTTTTATTTCGTTAACGGGTTTTTCTTCTTTTACCTCCTGCTGATCTACAACAGGCTGTGTTTTAGCTTCAGTAATTTCTTCAACTACTTCGGCTTTCTTTTTTCTAGCCATAATAAAATATTATATAATTATTTAAAAATTTATCTTGGGTCAAATTGGTTTAAACCCATACCACCACCTAATATATCATTACCTGAAGATTCAAAGTTTTTAGGTGGTTTTGCATTATTTCTTTGATCTATTAATTCAGATTGTTGAGTCGCTTGAATTTTTGTTCTTTCGTCCTTGCGATTTTCTTTATTATCTTCTCTAGCTTTAAACGTATCAGCTTCCATTTTCTTTAACTGCATGTTTAATTGAAACTCATGATTCATAAGTTCTTTTTTCATTTGAGCTTCAGCTTGTAGCTTTTGTAATTCTAATTCAGCTTTACCCTGCTCTAACTGTAATTGATTTTGAGTAATAGCTTGGTTTTTTTGTACCTCAGCTTGCGCGGCCATTTGTTGAGCTTCACCATTAGCTTGAGCTTGAGCCTGTATATTTTGTTGCTGAATCATTTGATCTTGTTCAGCTTTCTTTTTTCTTTTAAGCTTTAGTAATTGATTAGCTAATTTAATATTTTTAATATCTCTTATATCAATTGCATCTTCAAGATTTATACCAGACTGTTGTAAAGCTTGTTGTATGTTATTTTCTAACATTGCTTTTTCTTCTTCATCAGGTGTTAGCTCTATGAATATACCAAAATCATATAAATGTAAATTACCCATTTCAGTTAAAGTAGCAACATTGTGTCTACCTAATTTTTGAATAAAAGCTTCTTTAGTTGGTGAGTACTCTATAATATCAGATATTCTTAATGATAAACACTCAGCTAACTCAGAAGTTAAAAACAAACCAGCTTGTAATATATGTCTTGTTGCTGTATTACTATTTGCAGCAGCTAATTTTTGTACACCAACTAATGTTTTAGCATCTGGCATACTACCATCTCTAGCTTCATTTAAACCGGTTACATCTCTTATCATTTGTAAGTAGTAGTTGTAAGTTTGTATCAAACTTTGTAATTTACCACCGCCAGATCCTGATTGTATTTCTTGAATAGGTACTTTACCTGGATTCATATCACCGTCGCTAGTCATTGATCTACCTATAATAGAACCAGTTTGGAAAAACATATTTAATGCCTCTTGTGGGTTATAATTTGTTCCGTTACCTAAATCTATCTCAGCTAAACCATCAGCATCTAAATATATACCATCTGGCACCATCCTAGACATCACCTGTTGTATTTTAAGGTGTGTTAGTTGAATCATATCAGCAAATGTGGTTATTCTACTTACTAAAGATTCTATCTTCCCCTTATACATCCTAGGAGCAACAATACTATAATTAAGTTTTACCTTAGTATAGTCACTTTTAGGTCTCATCATGTTGCTAGCTAAGCCCCATTTTAATATTTTCTTAGTACCTAAAACCATAGCACCTTCAAACAAAACTTCTATTTGTTTTGATAACTTACCAAATCTAGATTCTATAGCATCCATTTCACCTGGTAAAAAATCACCATCTTTAGCTATAACTTTAGAAGCTCCAGTTGCTGTAACCTTAGTTTTATAAACCTGGTTCATGTAAGTTTTATAGTTAAAGTATAATATTTGAACCTGATTTTGATCTATGTTATTTGAATCACTAAAGCTTTTATTATAAAAACCATTTGATTGATAACCTTGCTTGTTCATTTCCTTTAGCTCTTGTTCTGTAAGATTTGGAAATTCTTTTACTAGTTCGTTTATTGGTATTGTTTTAATCTCACCAAAATAATATATATCTTCAAAGTAAGGGTCTTCAGTGTATGAATAAACTATATTAGCTGGATCCACATACTCTACTTTAACACCTTCTGATTTATTAAAAGTATTTTTAACGCATCCTATACCTAGAACAGTTAAATCATAATTTACTTTTTTACGTGTTAACTCATATCTATTACCTTCTAGTAACACGTTTATAGCTTGTTCTTCAGCTATTTCAACAGCTTGTTTATAACCAAGTTGCATGTGTAACTCTAGTTCTTCTTTATTTTCAGGTAAGTTTTCCACTTCACTACCCATTAGATTAACACCAAAAGCTTCAGAAGCAAACTCATTTAGCTCTTGTGTTTTCATATCAGCTAATATCTGATCCATATATGCTGTTCTTTTTTCAACACCATAAGGATCTTGTGTGTAAGCTTTAATATCAAATGTTCTTTCTGATATACCATTAACTACTATATCTACAAATTTAGGTATAATAGGTACTGGTTTCCAGTCTAGGTTAAGGTAAGATAAATCACCGTTAATAGATAATTCATCTTTATATTTTTGTATTGATTGCTCTCCCCTTGCATAAAGTCTAAGCTTATGGAAGTTGTTTTGATTACTAGCAAATCTATTTGTACCAGAATCTTTTTTAAACCATTCGCTCTCAATAGCTTTACCAACTTTCAAACCGTAATCAGTAGATAGTTTCTCTCCGTCGCTAACGACTTGACTAGGGAAATAATTGCTCGTGTAAGACTCAGCCATATTATTGTTTTATTAATTTTGAATGATAGCCTTTGTTTTTATATTTAGCTATACTTATATTTATTTTTTCTTTTTGAATATTTGATTTAGGACTATACAAATGTCTATTACAAGCCATAACAGCTAGGCCACTACTTATAGCGGCATCAAACTTTGTTCTTCTGTTTATATCAAACCCAGCCCAATCATTTAAAGTTTCATTAAAAGGCATATGACCGTTAGTACCATCATCTTTAGCTCCAACATGATCTTGTATATACATTTCAATTGCTGCAGCATGCGCTTGTTTAATATCTTCACTTGAGTTTGGTATACCACCTACTTCTTTTTCAGCTATAGATAACTTGTTCCAAACTCTATCAGGTCTATTCATTGAATAACCTCTGTAACCTCTTCTTTTTAAATAATACAATAACCTAGGTTTGTTGTTTTCAGCAAGAAGTGGCATACCATAGAATACTAATGACATTAATACATCTTCAAAAAACATCTCTGCAGTTTGTGGTCTTGCAACGTATTCTAAGAAAAATTGATTAGGAGGTGCATCCTCCATGCTAAACTTAGTTAAACCGTGCAAAGCACCTTTAGATCCTTTACCATCAACTGTACCAGATATATCATAAGAGTCACATCCAAATGCTCCAATATGTTCATTTCCAGGTGTTTTATAACCGTTTTTAATTCTTTGTTTGTTTTGTAAATGTGCTGGTGGAACCCAAGATATATTAAATCTACCTTGTTGGCTTGGATAAAACATTACTGTTGTATCTTTTATTCCTCCAACCCACTGAAAGTTGCCTCTTGTATTAGATATACCTTCATTAATATCTATTTGTTCGTATATTTTAACTAAATTAAATATACTATTTTTAGTTTCATCTCTGAAAGCGTGTTCTTCAGTACGTGGAAACTGTCTGTAAAATTCATTTAAAGCATCTTGGTCATTTCTTAATCCATCTGCTTCGTTTTGCCAATGATCTATTACACCTACGTCAATATAGTCGCCAAACGGGCCTTTAACTTCTTCTTGCGGTGTCTCGAATACAGGTATTCCATAAGAATCAATGAATCCTTCGTAGTTCCATTCCATAGGTATGAACAAACTATAGAGGCCTGAGCTT